AGATTCATTTCGAAAACGTCTTCATCAGCAATCGAAAAGAAATCTTGATCTGCAAGTTCTTCATATCCGCGATAGAAAGTCTTGGAAAGACCAGCATAACGACGCTTCATGAGTTTTTCAATGCGAGCATCTTCCACAATATTCACAAACTGTGGTGGAATCTTGTGCTCCTTTAACCAATCAATATCGGGAGTATAAAGTGCATGACCAACTTCATGTCCGACCAACATATCGTAAACACTGTTGCTCGCTTTCTCCCACATTGGGAGAGTCAGCACACGAGTATGCACATTGAACTGTGCGGTCTCAACACGCTTGTGCTCAACCACCAGGTCCTCAGTGGCAAGGAGTTTAGCAAGTTGGGACTTAATTTCGTGGCGGACGGTCATTGCTCTGTTGCGTATGGACCTATTATACAAAAGAACCCCGCCTTTTGGGCGAGGTCATATGACGCTTTTTGAACTGGCGCAGTGCTTCACGCCGTGCTCTCATTGCTTGAGGTTTAAGTTTTCGTTTCTGTTCCTTCTTGGAATGGTGTTGCCAGTTTGGGGTGTTCATCTGAAATCCCTTTAATACGTTTCCAATCATTATACATGGCTTGGAGAGACCAACTGGAAGATAAACTATCGGGTCCGTTTTCTAATAGTTCCAATTGTCTTTTATTAAGAACTTTCATAGATTTATATTCTTCTTTCCAATTCATACTAATCTAGAAAATCCCTTTACTTTATCAAACTTTAGTACATTATCAAATTTATCATGCAATTCAGATTTGTGCGAGATAACAAAGATGTTTGCATCCTTAATGACATAACGAATGATCTTAAGAAACTCATCAGTACCAAACCCATCAAGTGATGAGTCAAAGACTTCATCCATAATCAGCAGATTGGTGTTTACAGAGTTTTTGACACGCGCTACCTCACGCCAAGTGAAGAGTAGGGCAAGGTCGATTCTCATCTTTTCACCTTCACTAAAAGAACTATAGGAAAAGTCCTCATGAATAGGTGACTCTACAGTTTCATTAAATTCTCCATCAAGTTTAAAGTTGATGTAGAAGTCCATCATTTGAAGATAACGATTGACCTGCTGATTTATGAACGGAAGATACTTCTTAATAATCTTCGTTTTTACACCATCATCCTTAAGTAAGGAATAGGCAAAATCGTGATGAACGATTTCTTGTTTTTTGTCTGAAAGATATTCAATTGTTTTTTGGAGATTTGTTTTAAATTCTTCTAACTTCTCATGTTCAGTATTTCGGTTTGCAAGGTTCTCGGTAATAGTTTGAATTTCATTTTCAAGATCTCGGATTTGTCGCTGGTTAAGTGATACCCGAGTATTGTTTTGAGAAATGCCATGCGTTAGTTTCGTAATCTCCTGGGAAAGGGCATTGAACTGACGCTCTCGTTCTTGTTCAGACTTAATTGTTTGCTCAAGTTCTTCATAACCTTCCTTAAGTTCTCTTGCCTTATTTTGAGCGTCGCTAATTCTATTTAACCGAAACTCTTCTTCTATGGTCTGAGTGCAGGTAGGGCATACCGTATTTTCGGTAAAAAACTTATGCTCTTTAGTAATGGCAGATACTTTTTGTGAGATTTTACCCTTTAAGTTGTTTAATTTTGGTAATTTTTCTCTAGAACCAGTGAGTTTTTCTTGTCTCTTAGATATTTCTTCAATATTAGATTGAAATCCTTCATTTTCTTCTATGTAATTACCAACTTCACCATCTAACTTGGCAATCTTTTTTTTATTGGCATTTATATTGGCATTACCACGATTCTCAAGTTCTTCAATGAACTCCTGTTGCATTTTCATCTTATCTCGGATTGTCTGCTTTTTTAAATCCAGAGATTTGATTTGCTCCTTCTTTTCACGAATACGATCTTTAATGATATTACTCATGGCAGAAAAGATACGAATGTCCAAAAGGTCTTCAATCACTTCACGGCGATTTGCAGTCGTCAACTGCATGAATGGAACAAAAGTGCTACTACCCAGAATTACAATCTGTGTAAAAGACTTATAGTTTAATTTAAGAATACTTTGCTCCAACACTCTCTGATTAGCACGATCATCTGCCTGCTTGTGTAGAGGATTTCCATTTACTTCAATATCAAAAATATTAGGTTTAATACCTCTCCGAACCAAATAGTCTCTTCCATTAACAACAAACTCCAACTCAACCAAACAATCTCTCTCATTGGTTGTATTAACTAGTTGTGGTTTATTAATCTTACGGAAAGGTTTGTTAAACAAAACAAATGTAAGTGCATCAAGAATCGTGGACTTACCCGCACCATTTGTCCCAATAATTAAATTTGTATTGTTTTTTTCAAAATCAACTTCTGTCATATGATTTCCAGTAGACAGAAAATTTTTCCAACGAATCTTTTTAAAAAGGATCATGTGTGCGGTTTAGGCGGAATAACAATATCGTCAGGAGTTACCACTGCATATTTGTAATTATACATCTTACACGTCTTTATTGCAAGTTCATCATCAACTTCTACAACTTCCATTTCTTTTTCATAATCAGGATCTTCCTCTAGGAGCATTGCATATCTTTCTGCATCGTCTTCATCTTCAAATAAAAAAAGAACTTTATCACCATATGCATCTTGAACGGCATATGCCCCATCATCTTTTCTGTCTTTGAGGGTTAGAAGAAACATTTTATTCTACTTCGCAGGCTTGCCTATACAAATCTTGAAAGATATTTTTGATTATATTCTTGTCAAATTCCATTTCAGATTCTTCAATGTAACGATTTAAAATTGAAAGAGTATTTTCTTCTTCATCAATTTCAAAATCTTCACTCTCCTGAATTTCAAAATTTTCTACAATTTTTAAATCTTGGATTCCAGAAACATATAATTTATCAATAAACTTTTCAAATGTTTTTGGATTTGATTTTTTTCTAACGATTACTTTGACAATTTTGTTTTCATATTCAGATGCATCAAACATCTGATATGGAGTGTCTTCATAGTAGATATTATAGAATAATTTATATGGATTATTAATTTGAGTGAGTTCTAATGTTTTGGTATCAAAAATATGAAATCCACGAGAATCATTCACATCATTCCAGAACATCTCATAAGGGTTACCTAGATAGAAGATTCGTCCGTCGTCACTTCGTGTATGGTAGTGACCAGAGAAGACCTTTGTGAATTTTTCAAAGAGGTTGCACTCCATACCGTCTTCCATGACGTGTCCGCGATGCGCTCTAAATCCGTTGAGTTCAAGGTGCCCCATCGCACATACGCTAGTTGAACTTTTAATAGCGTCGACAGTTTTTTGATAATTTTCTGCATTAATCCAAGGAATAAAAAGTATATTTAATCCACCAATTTCAATTTCACTTACGCTACTATAAGTTTTTATATTAGAGTAAGTTTGTAAAAGAAGTTCTGGCGAGTTAACATCATTGGTATTTTTGTAGTAACAATCATGGTTACCAACAATCATATGAGTTTCATACTTGGAAAGAGGATCGAATACAACTCTCTTTGCCCACTCTAGAGATTGATAGTCAATTGATTTACGACTATCAAAAGCATCGCCCATATGAATAACTGTTTCTACACCGTGCTCTTCAAGAGATGGGAAGAATACATTTTTGTAAAATAATTCAAAATAATCATGAAGGTGCTTGGAACCTTTCCTCGCACCATAATGAGTATCGGTAATAATGGCAACCTTCATCAGCGGTTTTTATATTGAATATTATCCTTGATGCTATTATAGTCTGAACTGTGCCCAGAAAGCAAGCTGTCATCAACCATCATAACTTCATCGAAACCAGTTCGTTCGATAATTTTTGTTTTAATATCCAGTTGCTTCTTCTCTTTCTGAATTCGACGTAGAAAGGCGTAGTGAATAATCTGCGTAAAGTAAGCAAACGGATTCTTTGACTTCTCTGGATCGAAATTGTGAATGTATTGAACGCAATTTTCGATTCCATCAGAAATCATGTCCTCGCGGAACATGTAATTGACAAAATTCGGTTTATAAGAAAGGTGAGTTGCAATTTTCAGAAAGCAATCTCCAAGATAATTCGTAATCGGTGGTTTCCCTTCCCAATTCTGTGAACGGTCTGCTTTGGTGGGTTCTCTACCGTTGATCTCAATAAAACTTTTTTCTACTTTGGAACGATAAACAATTAGTGCCTCAAGCAACTCCTTGTTATTAACGTAGTGTTCTGTCTTCTTTTTAGGCATGACATTGCTGTATTAGATAATATTTTGTTATTAATATTATAGCACACAATCAGGGCTTGACAACATAGTGAATTATAAGTAGAATACCTTTGTTAGGGTTGAAGAGGGGAGCTTAGCTTTCTTTAGTATCTTCTATACTATTATAGAGTTTCTCTAGACGATTTCTTGCTTCTTCTACCGAAGTTACATATCCCATCTTTTTTGATATATTAACTCTACTAGAACCATTCGGTAGAGGACTACTATCGTCATCGTCATCATTTAAATATCTAGTGTATATCTCAATCAGATGTTCATCACTGGTTTCTGTGATGGTCATTACTTTTTCATAGTTAATTACAAAAATATCATCGGTAGAGAGTTCTACCCATGGTTTAATTTTCATTAATGTATTTCCATGATGATTAAATGTTTTTATCGTCACTGGACTTTGTAGTATAAGAAGCGTATTATCTTCAGTGTGTTCAACAGATACAAGGGAAAATATTTCTTCTCCAGATATAAGTTTTATAATCGCGTAAAACTCTTCTTCCATATTTAACTTTTTAGGGGAATGTTTACAATGTCATAGTTGAAATTTTCTTCACTATAAACTTTGATTCTTTCAATTAGATGATTAAGTGTATAGTTTTTCCTGGATTTGTAGGAAATGTCGTCAGCAATGTCATAGAGAGTTGCCTTTGTCTTATTATTGCCTTTTCTGAGCACACGGCCAATAGATTGGAGATTCCGAATTCTAGATTTGGATGGAGAAGCAAAAATGACATTGTGCAGGTTTTTAATGTTAATTCCTGTACTAAATGTTCCGTATGAAGCGACAATAATCGCGTTTTCTTCTTTTTCTGTAATTTCTCTTACTTTTTCACGATCTTCTGTTCCAACACCACCGTGAACAAAGAACACATGACGATTATCAATCTTACTGTTATTTATTAACTCGAATAGAGGTAAACCGTGACCTTCAACTCTTGCGAATAAAATTAGTGTATTGCCCTTTAAATCCAAGGCAAGATTTTTGATAAATTTATTTCTTTTTTCGTGATTGATAATATACTGAACTTCTTCCTCAAAATTTTCAAACTTATGTGCAGGGTGTTTCAATAGAAGCACATTGATATCTAATTTGGCAACATGTCCTTTTGCCATTAGTTCTTCTGTTCTGATGATCTTATAAGATGCACCAAATAGTCCTTCTAGTACCCACTTATGTGTTTGAGTACCATCTAGGGTTCCAGTAAAACCATAACGATACTTTGCATCACCAAGTTTTGACATTATAGATATTAATGACTTACTTTTGAACTGGTGTGCCTCATCCCCAACCACTACGTTAAAACGTTCAAAATACTTTCGGGGGAGTTTATAGATGGACTGCCAGGTAGTGATAATCACTTGGGAATCAGTTTCCCTTTCTCTACCCGCATAAATCTTGTGGCAAAATGAACCTACGTCCCAGCCATAGTCTGCAAAATCTTTATACATCTGCTCTACTAGGGAAGTCGTCGGAACGACTATCAGAGTATTTCGTCCTCTCTCAACGTGATATCTCACAATCGAGTATATCATCAGAGACTTTCCAGAAGCAGTTGGGGATATCAACAACTTTCTATTATGTTTTAGGGCGTCGTATACTCCCTCTACTTGATAGTCGCGGGGAGCGTACTTGCAAATAGAAGTCATGTAATCTTTTACACCTTCCTTACAAATGTCTGCGTTTGACTCAAAAGGAAGACCATAATACTTATTGTCACGGAACTCATAAGTATACCCGTGATTATCACAGAATTTTGTAACCTTATCCAACAACCCGACGTATATCTCTCCAGTCTGGGTATTGAATAAACGAATTTTTCCGTCCCAGTACTTATTTCGGTACTGAGGCATAAACTTTGCACCTGGTACATCAAAGGTAAATTGGTCTGCTAACTCGTAGTAGACGTGTGGTTCTGCTTCAACCTTTAGATATACTTCGTTCTTTTTAGAAATAATCAAATGAGACATAACCCATAAGTTTCACCTATGGGTATTTATTGTCTCAACTAAACCCTGCTTGGAAACGATTCCACTCAATTGCGTTCTTGATTTGGAAAGTTCTATTGGATACAGTCTTGATAATCTCTTCCAGAAACTTCAGCATAATGTCATAATATCTGATTTTGAGATCTATCTTATTCAGTTTCTCATCAGCATCCATATGCCTTTGTAATGCCTCTTTATCTCTAACTTTATACGGAAATGGTTCTTCTTCGTAAACCTCTGCTGGTGCCTTTCCAGAGTAATAATTGTATCTTTCCAGTCTAACTCTGTTGTAAGTTTCTCTTGCTTTTTCACGCAACAAAGTAATCGTATTATAAAGAGTATAATACTTTGCGTGAAGTTGTGGAATTTTTAGTGATTCATCATGTAAGTTATCAGGGTCAATGACAGAATCTTTCTGCCACATTTCCTGAATTTGATCAAGATTCATAAAGGATCGCCACTTGGATCTAAGATATTATATACAGTATACTTGAAAGATGCCTCTGCTGTAAAGTAGTTGACATCGTTATCTGTAGCGTTAAAATCTAGAGATGTTAATGAAACTGGGAACAAATCAATAAATTTAACCATGGCAATATCGCGATAGTTACTATTTAAAATATGAAGTGTGCCATCACAAAACTGTAGTTTATCATCTCTTCTTCCAGTATCTGGATCTCTTACCAAATCTGAAAATTGACCAAAGTTCTCTGGTATTCCCAATCCAGTAATCCAGTTGTGAAGAATCATATAATTTTTTAAATCTTCATCAACCAAAAAACTAATCGTAAAATCTTCATATGTAACTTCGTCTCCAGGAACATCTAAAATTCTAAATGTTGTTCCTTGAAGAGCAGTGCCAAGTGTGATGCTTGGCACGTTTGCCGAATTTGATAAAAAATCAACTTTTTCTTTAGTTGCTAAAGTCAACTTGAATCCAATAGGAGATAGAAAGTTCCTATTGCGAAGTTGAGAATCATAAAAACTTGACATTATCAGGCATCAACAATTAGGTTATACCAAGTATCACTCATTCCACTGATAATTTTATCAGCACCTTCTTTATCTTGAGTATAACCTTCTGCAATCAAATGGTCAACTACTTTTTCGTAGTATTCATGAATTTGTTTTGCTTCTCTAGGAGTTGGCTGCATCTTTCTAAAGTTACTATATTTTATTTAGACAAAAAAAGAGGGGTCAGTGACCCCTCCAAACAAACCTTGTGAAAAGAATCACATGAGGTTGTTAACTTGTACGCGACGATAGTAGCGGTTGGAGTTTCTGGTGATACGTCCGAGACCCGCTTGAGTGCCTTCTGCGAATGGGTTAGCAACAAGACCGTAACGGGTCTTAAAGCCAATCTTAGGCTGGAAGGTGTTCTCGCCAACTGCACGTACCATCTGGAGAGGTACATATGGGCAGTAGAAGAGACCTGCGTCATAAGGTGAAGAACCCTTATAACCAACAACGTAGTATTGCTCAGGAGCAAGGTTGGAGGAATAAGGATCGATGTATACACGATACTTACCTTGGAGAACACCAGCGAAGGTGTTACCAGTGTCATCAACGTTGAGGTTAGCGTTGAGTGCAGGGGTGTAATCGAGTACGCCTGCCATGGTCAGTGCGGAGGCAACGTCTGCGGAGCAGAGGATCATGTTGCCCTTTCCTCTACGAGTTCTTTGTGCGATTGCGTTGGCATCGCGCTCGATTTGGAAAATCAGACCCTTGAACTTCTCAACCGACCAACGACCGTTGGAGTCAACGTCGAGGTCAAACTTACCTTGAGTTGCAACGTTGGTTTGTGCGCCAGACTCAGCAGCCTTATAGATGGTTCTGATGACTTCGCGGTTGATCTCAGCAAGAATCTCAGTTGAGAGGATGTTTGCGAGTTCCGCTTCAGCGTTCAGACCGTGGATTGCACGGAGGTCTTGAGCAAGCTCAAGGCTGTATTCTGCTTTCAGAGCACGTGACTTTGCAGTAACGGTGACCTTCTCGATTGAGAAAGCCATCTGGTTGAAGTCATTGTTGCCTTCGCCCAGACTTTCAGCGTCCTCGGTATCCATACCACGACCAACTCTATAAGCGAGTTGAGTAGCATCAGAATCAGGGCTGAGAAGACCAGGATTGGTTCCAGACTGTGCGGTTGTACCAAAACCAACGCTTGCGCCGTCAGAGTTACCAACATAACCTGAACCGAGTTCAGCCTCAGTTGCCGAAGAATCGGTTCCGGAGAATGCGGTATCTGCTTCGTCGAAGAATGCTTCTGTACCGTTCGACTGATTGCGATATCTGGAGCGCATCGCGAAGATGAGTCCAGTAGGACCGTTCATTGGTTGAACGCCAGCGAGGTCATAAGCGACCAGGTTAGGCATTGAACGGCGAATGAGGCTGATTAGAACGGGGTCAAAACCAGCAGTTGGTGAACCTGCAGCAGCAGAGAAACCTGCGGTGCTACCAGATGAGCCAGTGCTCATGGTTGGTGCTTCAGAGAGGAATGACTGCTCTTCGCGTGTTTCTCTCTCTTGGTTTTCTAGCAGGATAGCGGTGACAGCTCTACGATGAGAATCCTTGATTGGATCCATTCCCTGATAGTCGAGAATGGGTGCCCACTTCTCCTGCAGTTGTTCAGAATTGAACATTTGCATTTGAATTTACCTCTATAAAAAGTTAGTTTGATTTACGTATGATCTAAAAATCACTTTTTAGAAACTCTGCTGAGAGTTTGAAGATATGCTTCCATAATGGAACCAGCTTCTGGTGCAGAGGTATAACCTTCGGTCAACTCTACAGTTTCTTCAGCAGCTTCTCTTTGAGCACTAGTTGCACTTTCTGAGAAATAAGAATTTTTCAGAGTAACTAGTTTCTCACGATAGGTCTCTTCACTATCAAACTCAACATTTTCGGCAAGAGAAGCGAGTTTTTCTTTCTGAGTGACTGCAAGTCCTTCAGAAACTTCTGCAAAAATTACATCAGCAACTGACTCTGCTAATCTACGATTAAGAGCAACATTTCTGTCGATCTGCTCGTTGAGTTTAGACTCCATTTCATCTAGTTTATCTACCATGCTCTCGATAACATCATATTTATCTTCAGGGATTGATACATAATGATCTTCAAAAAGACCCTTCATTCCAGCAAGGAATGATTCGGTCATCTCGGTCTTAAGACCGTGCTCAATAGCGAGTTGGTTTTCTTCCATCCATTCTTGAGCAACATACTCAAGATATGAATCAACACGCTCAGTTAGTTCAACTCTAACTGCAGCAACTTCTTCAATGAGTTGCTCTTCGTACTGTGATTGAACTTGCTCTTTGATTTCTGCAACCTTAGATCTGATTGCTGCTTCGAAAATGGTGCGTGCTTTCTCTTGGAATTCTTCCGAAAGTTCTTCACCAGCGAGAAGTGCATTAACATCCTCTTCGATGGAGAACTCTTCTTCGGTTTCTTCTTCGATTTCTTCGTCGGTAGCTTCGGAAACGATTTCCTCCTCGGTAGTCTCTTCTTCAGAAACTACTTCCTCTTCGGAAATTTCTTCTTCAGCAACTACCTCACCCTCAATTTCCTCCTCTTCCTTCATACCCTTAGGCATGGGTTCAGCGGGCTTAGCACCTTTGTTGACAACATTCTTAACTTGCGCTAAGGTTGCACCAGGTTCTTTGAGTTTTGCCGAATCGTCATCGGACTTGTAATTTTCTGGAGTAGGACCGCCAAGATCTTCCCAATTACCAACGGTTTGACCGTCAGGAACCCCTGTGGTCAATTTAGGCATTGGTTCTGCAGGCTTAGCCCCTTTGGTTACTACGTTTTCCATTTCTTGTAAATTGCTACCAACGGACATTTGATTAGATATTTTTGTATTAATCTATATTTATTTATAAATTAAAGATTTGAGAGGAAATCGTTAAATAAATTCAACTTATGCTCTTCAAGTCTTCTTTGGTCTACAAGAGTGTTAATTCTTCTTTGAGTTCTCTCTGCAAGTTGCTCACGAAGAATTCCACCTTCCCAAACCCACTCTTTTCCTTCCATGATTCCTGAAACAAAAGCATCAGGAGCGGAAGGATCGGCAACGATATCAGCAGCAGTTGCTAACATGAAATCTTCGCCAACAACTTTACAACCATTGTGGTCTTCTTTCAAAGATCCAACACCACGAGAAGAAACACCAAGCATAACTCCTTCGTCAATGAGAGATCTTGCAATCTTACCCATGGGTGTTTCGAGAAGTTGTGCCTTACCAATAAAATTATTTCCCTCACATTTCAGAGAAACAATTTTATGAGAAACACGATCAAGATTGACAGTTGGACCGTCTGGATGACCGAGTTCTCCTAGAGCACGACCTTTTTGAATAAAGTTCTCATTGTATCTAGATACTTCACGTGAAAGAGTTTCCATGGGATACATGCGACCATTGCGGTTCTTAATGTCTCCCTGAAGAAATACTCCTTCGATGAAGCACTTCTTACACTTACCCTTTCCTTCGGTAATAAATTCGACCTTTGAAATTTCTTCTGTGATAAGTTTCATTTGATTATCCAGTGAATCCTACTTTTGCACCAACAACACCACTCGCATCTGCAAATACTGTGTGTGCTGCTACTTTTTCTAGATATTCCATAGTGGAAGGCAGCATGGTAAACGATCCAACACCCGTTCCGCCTGCGGTTTCTTGAACAGTAATTACAACTGCCGAAGCACTTGTATTTACAAGTCTGACAACCGTAGCTTCAGAAAAACTGACGCCAATGCCGGCGGTCGTTGGGACGTTTACCTCGTTTCCTTTAATTAAGGTTCTTGCCATCACTCCTCCGTTTCTGTATCCAGTTCACCATTAAACATAGAGTTTGCAACTTCTGGACGAATATTTTCAATACCTGTTGCTGCTTTATTGAACAAAACTTCTTTAATTTTGTCACTAATATCCGAAGCAGCGGCATCGGTTGCAATCAAATCGATAACATCTTCCATGAAATTAATCTATATGTATATTTTTTATTTATATCTCTGCAGATTTAGTGTCTTTTTGGAAGTTTGCATCCGTAACAGATGATGATGCTTCAAGGTCTGGTTCCATTGGAACATCACCGAGAAGATCTCCATCTCCTTGTGGTAAAGGTTCACCAGTAATTGGGTCTACTGAATTGGGATCTGGAATAATTCCATCCTTAATTTCTTTTTCAATTTGCTCATCAATTTCCTTCATTTCTGCATCAGTCTGACGCAAGATCTTACGGCGAACGTAGTCAACCGAAAAATACTTTCCAATATATGGTTCGATAGTTGCCAAAGTTCCGAGACGATCATTCATCAATTCACTTTCTTTTAATTCTGAGAATTGATTGTCATATAAGAAATCATATTGAATATGGTCTGAAATTTTTTCCCAGTCTTCTGGAGTGATGATATTTTTAAGAATCAATTGAGTTCTCAGCATATCACTGAAGATATATGCAAATCTTTTTCTCAATCTTCCAACAAATTTGGTGAACTTTAGTTCATCTCTTAGAATCTCTGAAGACCTTCCAAGATTAAATCCACCATCATTCGCAATTCTTGATTCTGGAACTCCAAGTGCTCTGTAAAGTTTCTTTTGGAAATACTCAATATCGGCAAGTTCGCCAAGGTTTTGTCCACCAGGAAGTGTGGTGATTTCGGTTCCTCTACCACCTTCCCTTCGAGGTAACCAAAAATCTTCCATCATGGACATGAACTTTCGATCATCACGAATTTCACCAGTTTGTGCATTATAAACCTGCTTATTACGATATCGGTTCATAACATCACGCAGATATTGTTCTGCTTTGACCTTTGGTAGATTACCAACATCAATGTAGAAAATTCTACGTTCTGGTGCTCTGGAAAGTCTATAGATAACCAGAGAATCCTCAATCATACGAAGTTGATTGAGTGCCTTAATCGCTTTGTGAAGATATGAAAGAATAGAACCCTTGTTTCTATCAACTAACCCAGAAGTGACATAGGTAACGGTATCTTTTGCCATCTTGATACCTTTTTGTCCACTTGCACTAGAAACCATCCCAATTGGATAGTTTGGTTTTGGTGAATATACAAAAAATTCTTCAATATCTGGATATAAAACTTTACTAGTTTCTGTGGTTCTTGAAAGATCAATTCCGTTGCCCTTACCAACCTTCTTTTCTTGGCGGACAAATTTCATTTTCATTGGATCAATGTATCTTAATTCCTTGATCCCTTCTTCTGGTTTCTTTAAATCAATTACTTTGTGGTAATATAGACGTCCATCAACATACCAATTTCTAAAAATTTCGTGAGATTTTTTATCAAAATCTAAAAGTTCTTTAATATATCTAAATTCTTTTCTGATAATGTCTTTTAACTTATCACTTGCATTAACATTTGAAAGTTCAATTTCTACAGGGGAATCATAAAGATCGCTGACAATTGCTTCATTGACAACATCTTCAATGGCATTATCCACCTCTGGGTGAATTGCCATTTCTCTATATCTTTTTATTAACTCGTGCTCGTTTCTATATGCGCCTTCAATATCAACATATGAACCGTAAAATCCACTAGCAATAAAATTATCAACCCCGTCCCCATTATTAGGGGGGACGGGGGAAATTACGGATTTTGATTTTTCTTCACTTGGCTCAATAGAAAATCCAAAGAGTTTTGCCATTTTATAAGTATACTTAAACTGTTCTAACTATTTATCAGTTTAGTGCAGGATAGACACTGGAGTCTGATCCTTCAGCGATATTCCAGTAAAGAACCTGGAATTCCACAGTAAACTCTTCAATTGTATCAGTGGTATCCATTGAAAGTGCAATTTCAGAAACATTTGTTGGGAACAATCCAACAAAATTATAAGTTCTTAAAATTCCACCATTTCTGTCTAACTGATCAACTTTTGCATCTGCAGTATAATCCGTTGGATTTACTTCTCCAGATCCATTAGTCAGTCTACTAATACCATTCATCCACTGCTCCATGACAGTTCTGAGTTTGAAATCAGCATCATTGAGAACAGTAACAGTCCAACTATCAAAGGTTCTTTCTCCAGCAACTTTAAGAACCCTTCCTCGGAAAGGAACTTCAACTGGAGTGATATTTGATGCCGGAAGGTTTGCT